ATCCATACTCTTCGTAAGTTTCGGGATCATCAATGGTTTTCCTTACGCAAATAACATCTGCATAAATTTCAATGCAACCAACCTTCCAATATAATTCTTCCCTATGAATCTCATCATCTCCCATTGGAATTTCAATAGGCTTTAAATCATTAAGGATTTCTTCTAACTCTTGATCTGTAAATAAATTTCTCATTTGTTTGTGATTAAAGGGGGAGTTACCCCCCATTGTTTTACCAAAAATGCGTTTGAATTGTTTGATCTATTCCCCACCCTTTTTCACAAGTTCCTAATATATTGTCAAACTTTGGGAGGTTTTTTATTTCCTCATCAGAATAATTTTTATAAAGTTTTTTAATTACCGCAGGTTCTTGAATACCAATTCTGAAGTTTCTGTTTCTGATTTTGTTTATTATTAATTTTTCTAACTTTCTCATTTTGTTTTGATTAATTATAATTCAAAGGTAACCCAATAAAGTTATAAAACAAAAACTTTACAATATTTATTTTTAATCATAATCTAAAGGGGGGTTGCCTCCCCTATCATATGTGGTGCACTTACAATAATGCTAGTTCTTTTTTACCAAAGAAATGTAACGAACATTAGACCATCTAGAATTTGGAGCAGTATCTATTATTGTGTTACCATTTCCATCTAATACAATTAAATGAGCAGATGTTCTTTGTGTTACTGATACGATAAACTTATCTTTTGATCCGTAACTGCTTTTTCTTAACTTTGTTTTTAAAGTTGTTAATGATATTCTTTTTGTAGTACATCCAAATTCACTTTTTCTGCTACACACAGAATACTCATTTCTTCTTAATACATTTTTGTATGCATATACATTTTTTTCACTTGATGTATAACGATAAGAATCAGAAGGAATACCAAAGTAGTTTAAACAAGTACTTACACATACTGTTTTTGATCCATTGTTATAGTATATGTGGTCATTGTTGGTGGTGTATTTGCTAGTTAAATTCATATCTTTTTCTGTTTCTTTGTTAATCTTAATTCAAAGATAACATAATAAACTTATAAAACAAAAATTTTATAATAAATATTTAACTAATTGTGTATTTACCAAAGTTTTCTCCCCTTCCTAGGCTTTCCATTTCGTGATATCGAACCGCATCAACTGCGTGATTGAATGAATCCGTAGGTTTATTTAACTGCTTTCCTGTGCGGTCTTTATCCCAACAGTATGCCCTTAGTTCTTTTATTAAATTGCTGCTCTTAGAAGTCACTAGATAGCTTTGTGATTGCATTATCTGAATACCAAAGTTAATTGAATCTGCTCCCTTTCTTACTCCCTTAATTACTTGTCCTGTTCTTCTTATCTCTTCTATGCTTTTAGGTTCTGAACTATCCGCATAAGCAATGACAGTCTTTTGTAGTTTTTTTGCTATGTCAGTATTAACTAAACCTGTCTCATAACAAATCTCGTTTAGAATCCTTTCACCGTTATAATTGTAAACCTCAATAATAGAACTTGGATCAACCGAGTATCCGAAGTCAATACCGTAACCTAATAATCTAGCTTCAGCAGGTATCTTATCAATTACTTTCCAATTACTAAACACAACCCCCTCAAGCATTCCAACTAATCCTTCCCCGTATACCCTCCACCAATTCTCCCAATAGGAACTAGTGTTAGCTTTGAGTTTATTCTTTTCTATTTCCTTTACAATCCTTTCATCAAGTGCTTCGTTATCTCTGTAGGTAAGAATAAGAAAGTCACTATCTCCTTCATCTTTTAATTCAGTATGAACCCAAAACTCATTAGCAGGGTTAAAGTCTAAGTAAATTTCTTTTTTGGTTCTTATAGAAAGTTCGTTATAGGAATTAAAATCAACGTTGTTGCATTCGTTAATATAAAGAATGTCTCTTCTTGCTCCTCTTAACTTAGATGAATCATCAGCACTAAAAAATTCAATATAACTGCCATTGGCGAACTCGTATCTAAGAAACGATTTATTAAACCTTTGCTCAAAGTACCTACCTGTCCATTTCATTATATTTAAGAAGTCCTTTAACGCTCCCCTTCTTAAATGTGGTATAGATTCAGCGACTACTGAGATTTCTATGTTTGGGTTTTTAGTAGCCTTATCAATTAAAATAGGTAATATCCCAAAAGTCTTTCCTGCGGATGTTCCCCCTTGAATTATCTTAACTCTTTTCTTTAGTTTTATTATTTTATTAATTGCCGTTGTCCGTAGTAACATCGGGGAATAAAGGTTGTTCAATATTAGTTTGTTCTATTTGCTGCACAGGTGATCCATAACCCGAATCCATTAAAACCTTATAAGCGTTTACATCACCGTTCCTAGCTTTTTTAATTAAAGCTAAAGTCATTAGGTCTTCTTGGCTCATTGTTTCCAATTCAGACGTTAATGGGTTCTTTAGTTCTTGGTTTACTTCTAGCCACCTCCTTGCTATTGTGCTTCTATTCTTTCTGCCTTTGGGTCTACCGTTTGGGTTACCGCTTTGTCCTTTTTTAAAAGGTATTAAATCTTCTTTGCTCATTCTGTTTTTGTTCTGTTTCTAATATTTTAAAGTTTTTAATTCTTCTTGCTTATCATAGTAAGCCATTAACTCTCTATCGTTTGTGCTGCCTTCTCTTGGTTTTGTCATTCCTCCAAAAGAAATTTCTCCTTTTAACTTCCTATACTTACCATAAACAATGCCATCAAGACACGCCCAAATAATAACGCAATTACTTCTCTTCTCTTGCATCTTAATTAATTTCTTTACTGCAATAGGTAACGGATAAGACGTGTCCATGTACCTGCCTTTCCTTCCTTTTATTTCAGCAAAACAAATAAACTTACCATCAATAAAAAGTTTGTAATCTAAATCAAACCTTTTTAACTTTTCATAAGTACCCGAAAACAAACTAACGAATTTCTTTATCGCTTTTTCTTCTCTGTCTAAATCTTCGGGTCTTTCAAATATAGGCATAACTTTATTTTTAATTATCCAACCTCTGTGTTCTCAATGATAAAATCCTTTGTCCTTCTTATCATGTAGTTCTGATCCTTCTTTGTTTTAAAAGTTCTTGGAATTTGAACCCATATTTTAGTGGGATCATCTTCTGTGAATAAATTCCTTAACGATTTTTTTACTGCTTTAATTAACCTCATACTTATTTAATTTACGTTTTAAATTCTCCACCTTGTTTTCCAAGTAATGGATTTTGTCAAGAGTATCAAGATCAACAGGCTTAAAATTAAACTGCTTTTCTAATACATCAAGGTTTTTATTCTCATCCTTATAAACAGGATAATAATGGTGGCTATGCATTATTGTTGCATGAGTAATGTCCTTTGCATTTGCCTTAAAAAACAACGCAATACTAGTCCACCTTAAATTCATTCTTTCCCTCAATAAGTAAATCAAAAGTGAACGGTAATGAATCACCTCTTTCTTTCTACTATCTTCGAAAACATTTACTTTAGTTTTTTTTATAATTCTATCACTAATTTCCTGTGCCGTCATTTTAAATATCTTTTTACTTCTGTCCAAAATTCTATCTGATAAGTGTAAGGTAACCCCCACTTAAAGAGTTCATCTATCAGTATTAAACTAGCCTTCTTAGAGGCATCCTCATCAATGCCGCATTCGCTAATGTGTCTACTGATTAACTGCTGCGCTTTATCACTTGCGTTTTTTTCTCTTTCTGTCATCTTTTTTTTCTTTAATATCTTTTACTATTGCTTTGTATAAATTAAATATTTCGGGTTGAGTTTGCATAAACTCTAAATCCTTTTTATATCGTTCAATATAAAGAGTTGCATCCATTAATTCTTCTTGAAGATGATTTAGCCATTCTAAGCCACTCAAATCATCTCGGTCTAATGTTGCACCATACTTATCAATCCCTGCCTGTGAGCGTTCTTTAAACTTGCTTAAAACGCTTTCTACTATCTTATCTCTCATTTGGTTTGTGTAAGTCTATAAAGTTTCCAATTATTAAAATCAAAACACTTGCTATTATTATAAACAAAGTGCCTACTATTCTTTTAGCTTTCTTCATTTTCTATCTGTTTAATTAAACCATTTATTTCCTTTTCTAATTTTTTTAATCCTTTGGTTAATCCTACTATTTTTATTTGATCAATGTATGGATCAAGAATTAATTTTCTTGCTTCATCTCTTGTCTTTATTTTTTCGTTTAATTGCTCTTTTAAATTCATTCTGTTCTAAGTTTTAATAGGTTGTAGCACTCTATGTATTTCTCCCTTGCTTTGCTCTTATATCGTTCTTTAAAAAGAAGGTATAACATTTTAGTGAATTGGTATTTTGTGTCACAGTCCTTGTAATATTTTTCTGCAAACTTGACACCTCTTCCTTTGAAGTAGTTGACATTATCAGAACTATCCCCAACTATCATTTGAGTGTAAAAGTTTTTTAACGCATCATATTTAGACACGTCTAAAATTTCTTTTCGATTGTACTTATAAATCAATGCAGGGAATTGAAAGTAATCTTTATCAATGCTAACAATCATTACCTTTTCCCTTCCGTAGATATCGCTTAAGGATTTCCAATGTGCTGCAACTAAATCATCTGTTTCCATTCCACAACCTTGAATGCCTTTGTAAGTCTTTCTGACATGATCATGTATTTGAGGTAATAAAGGAGGTTTTTCTCCTGTTCTGTTGGCTTTGTATTTCTTAGTAATTAGCTTTCTAAAGTTTCCCCTGCTATCATTAAAAACTAAAACTTCTTCTACATTGTACAACTCCGACAGTTCATTTACAACCCTTTGAAAAGTCTCATCAAATTTTAAAATAACATCTTCAATATTTTCAAAAAACGATCCTTCTTCCTCTCTAGGTTTGTAGCAACTTGCGAACACTAAACTATCTGCGTCAACTAGTAAAATCATTCCTCTACTACTTGACAATTTTCTTGACAAGCATCACACCTTTCTGAGTGTTCTATAACTTTTGCACCGCAGCAGTTGCTTACTCCTTCTTCATAATTTAAAAATTCATTTGTATATTTCATTGTATTTGTTTCTAATGTGTAAATAATCAAACCAATACTCAAACCATCTATTGTATTCATCGTAATCATTAAATGATTTTTTGGCTTTAAGGTATTTATTATAAGCTGCTTTTACTTCCCATTCTTGAATATCTTTTTCTATAATCCATTCGTATGACATCATTCAATAGTTTAGTTGGATAACACTCTTTACATACAGTCCAATCGGGTAATGATTCTAAATCATTAGAAGATGCTGCATAGCCTTTGCACTCGGGGCATTCAATAACATACAATGCCCCATGAACTTTCTTCTTTTCCCTTATTAGTTTTGATCTACTCATATAATTGAAAACCAAACGTGATTTTTTTCTGACGTAGCATTCCATTGCTTAAGTAAAGCCTCTTGGATCAAATCCTCGGTAACTTCAAAATTCAACTTCTTTAAAACAAGAGATTTTAATTTCCTAAAATTTTGTCTCTTAATATCTATCCAACAGGTTCCGTTACTGCTAACCGAGAACTTAGTTGGAACTGAACAAAAAACATTATCAGATTCAGTAGAACCTACTTCCAAAAAAGTCTCATTTTTGTCCGACAATGTATCCATGTGGCTTTGTATAAATATATTTTTCATATCTGTTTTGTTTTTTCTTTTTTCTACAATTGCTTCTGCATCTTTTACAATTTCATCTAATCCTCCCATGAGGTTTCCGAATAAGTGGTCTAATGAATTTTCCATATCTGTTTGTTTAAAGGGGGTAGTTAACCCCCATTTAATTTATTTACTGTTTAATTTATTACTGTTATAAGCTAAAGATTTCTTAAACTCAGAAACTGTTGCTTTTCTAAACCCTACAAGGTCAATATCTTTTTTGTAACGTTTTTCGTAATTAATCCCATTATTAAAAGCTATGCAAATTAACATCTCTAAGTGATCTTCTGTTACTAAGACTTCGATAGCCTTTTCTTGTGTTATTGAATTTTCCATTTTTTTATCTGTTTTTGTTTTGATTAATAATATTGTAAATATAAAACAAAAATTTTATAAAACAACAGTTAATCAATTTTTATTTCAGAATATTTTTTATTTATGTCAGCAATCATATTGTTTATCTGAGCAGGGTTGCACTTACAAGGCATTTGTAAAGGATGATTAAAGTTCCTTGCGTGTATGTTACAGACTAATAAATACTCTTCGTGAGTAATCGTTGATCCTTTTACTTTCTTGAACTCAGTCCATTGCTTTATTTCTTCTTCATTCATCTTATTATATTGTTTAGTTTTTTTCTTCTATCATCACACCCACAATCCTTTCCTGTAATTTTAGTATATAACTCAACCAAGAACTTAATTCCCGTATACTTGGTGAAGTAATAAATCCAATCTCCTATTTTCATATCACTTTTTTTAATTTGTCTTTAACTTTTTTAAACGTATTGTAAAGCGAGTAGTAAGGTATCTTAGTCTTTCTTGATAAATCAGCTATACTACTTCCATCATCAATGATTTGGTAAACTTTTCTGTCATACCAAAATAACTGATCCACTTCTTTTTCTACATTTTCAAAAGCCTTATCGTAATCAATGTCATCTTCTTTGGTTCTTATCTCAACGTCTTCTATATTAACGATAACTACTTTGTTTTCTTTTCTTTTTAAATCCAAGAATAAAGTTCTTAAGGTTTTAAAGACATAGGAATAATTGAAATCGTTATCCTCATAACTAATGTCTAAGCCTTGATCTATTTTTAGTTGTAGCTTTATATACATTTCTTGAACTAAGTCCTCAGCGGTGTCTGCATTGCATCCAAAGGATTGTACAATGTACTTCCAATCTTTATGTCTATCCGCTATTTTTATTAAAATCTTTAAGTGGGTCATATATGTCTCCTATTACTTCGGGCAGTCCAACCTCGTTAACTTTAAAGGAGAACTTTTCAAAAGGGTAACCCCTGCTTCTTTTACAAGATACGGTAACCCAATCTTTATGAACGTTGTTTAATTCTAACTCTATTTGAGTTTCTGTTTTCTTTTCCAAGAAACTACCCAAATGCCCTGTTGGTTTTGAAGTCCCTGCATTGCTATGAATTACCGTAATGATGTGACAATTAAACCTAGCAGTCCATTCCATTAATTTCTGAACGCAAAGGTTGCTTTGTTCTAAATCATTTACATCTGAAACTAGATCAGCAATCCCATCAATTATTAAAACTCCAACATTTTCAAAGTCAATTAAAGCCTGTTCTATTGCTATAATTCTATCCTTATAAGACAACTGCCTTAAAGCAAATGTATGATAATTATCGGAAACCCCCGACATATCTATAACTCTACGGAATCCAATTGAGGCATGAAAGTTTGCTTGTTCAGTATCAAAGTGCAATAATTTCTTACCTTCTCTATTCCCTCTGATCTCTCCGCTAAAGTGATTAGATGCCATATAAGCAGATGCTAAAAGGCTTACGAAGAAACTCTTTTTTGACTTAGGAGGTGCTTGTATGAAACTGAAATTACCATAAGTACCTATCGGAACTTTTAAAACCTTGTTACCTGCTTTAGTGCTTAGTACTTTATTTCCGTAAGAAATAGCAACAGGTGGATATTCTACTTTTTCTCGAGGATCAATTTCGCATTCTTTTAATAGCTGCCTCGCTTTTTCGTTTGTCATGTGTGGTATATTAAGTAAAAAAAAAGGGGGAACTTAATCCCCCATTATCAGAAAGGTAAACTTGAATCTGATTCTTCAACAACTTCTTCCCTTTCAGCAAGAACGATTGTCCCATCAGTCCAAAATACAGAACCATTACCAATGTATTGTTTAGCCTTTTTGGCTTCCCTTTCCTCTTTACTCTGTGGAACGGTTGCTGCAATGTTATTCCCAAATCGGGATTCATCATTGATAGCTATTGTGATGTTGCAATATACGGCTCCATCCTTACCTTTAACAAAATTCTCCTTTGGAAGTTTGTCTACTCTTAAATTAATATTACCTAGTGTACTCATTTTTATTTGTTTAAATTTAACTCTAATTCAATATCGTGACTTACGATATATTTCTTTTTTACATCCTCAATACTAAAGCCTTTCTTCATAGCATCTACTACCTTTTTGTAATTAGGAGTATTTTTTACAAGCGTAGGCTTTTGGGTCTTGTCATGAATATTCAAAGCATCACTATCTTGAGTGTCATCAATTAAGAATAAATTCCCAAGACTGTACTTCTTTCCGTAAGAGGAGGCAGAACCAAATCTTTGAGGCATCTGCATTCCCTTCTGTTCAGAATCAACTCCTACAATAGCAGTAGCTTTTATCTTTTGAACACCATCATAAATAACCGCAGTAGATTGAATAATGTACTCGCTTAAATACTTCTCTTCTATCCAAACCGATACGTTCAGTTTTAATAAAAAAGGTTTTATGGATTCAAGTATATCTTCAGCACTTCTAAAGTTATACTTACCAAAGGCATTGAACCTTGATTTTTTAGCTTTCAATTCTGTTTGAATTGTTGCTAGTTTGTGACTAAGTGGTATATCCATTTTTGTAATTTAAAATTTAACCTGTTCGGGATTTTCCCTAGATTGAAGTAGTGCCTGTAGCATCTCAATCTTATTTTCCAACTTGTGAATAATCAGTTGAAACTCTTGTATCTGCACCTTGTGCTGATATCTTAAATCTTCTATGCTTACGATTTGTTCCATCGTTTTTTTTGACAAATATAAACATTTTATTTTAAAATTAAAGTGAACTCTTTTTTTCTGCTTTAATCTGATATGCTTTTTTATCGTATCTCCTCTGCTTTGAGTAAATCCAATCATTTATATCGGATGAAAAAGCAAATGAAAATCTGTCCCTATTTGGTTCTGTTGACTTATCATAAAGGATGTTTAATCTAGTTGGCGTTTTTTGCTCCATATATTAAAGGGGGTTTTACCCCCCATTGAATTAGTATACTTTAATTATTTCATGTGGTTCAACTGAAAATCCTTCAGATGCATAACCTCCATCTATTCCTTTTGTATTGTATTTAATAATTGATTTATTAAATTTTGGTATATAAATGCTATATATTTTTCTAGTATATACATCATTTGTTCCTTCAATTTGAAACCTTATTCTTTGTCCTACTTTTAAATTTTCCATTTTGTTTTTGTTTGTTTGATTAATTATAAATCAAAGATATAAAATAAAAATTTAATAATACTATGATTAAACAAAAAAAGAGGAAAAAATTAATTTTCCCCTTCAAACAGATAAAAAAAAGGGTAGGAGTCTTGCGACTTTAGCTCTACCCCTTAGATAATATACCACATATTACTTATACACACCTCAAATATACGAATTATAATTCTTTTACCAAATCTTTGTAGACTTTAATCATATCCTCAAGTTCATTTGTGGAAAGTTTGATGAGGCTTTTTGCTTTTAATGATAATTCATTAGAAGTCCCTTCACCATATTTTTTATCTAGTCTTTTGCTGAAAGCGTATTGTTCTCCTTGATTGAAAATATTACACTTAGGACATTGAACTTGACAGTTTAATTTATCCCATCTTGTGGAGTAATATCTTCTGCTTTGGAAATGACCACATTGTAATTCTTTGTAATTTTTTTGAACCCCACAAGTGAAACACTCAGCTATATCATCAATAGCAAACCTTCTTCTAATATAAATAGAAAAGATTGTATCTAATTTTTTAACTGTTTTGCTTCTATTTGCTTTTTTCATATATTAAGCGAACCCCTTTAGGGGGTTCTTATAAACTTAATGCCCCCCCTTACCCCCCCATTGAAGGGAGATAAAATAATTTGCCCGATCCAAACACCTTCCATCTTTATTAGGTTGTGCAAGTTTAGTCTTTACGACAAAGCAAATATAAAACTTTTTTTTTACTTTACAACCTCTTGAACTTCTTCGATTGAAATCTTGCCTGTGACAAATGCATAAACCGCACCTGCTGCAACTAATAATCTTACCATCTGCTTTATGAATCTCGGTGCGAAAAACCTTCCTGCACCGCCTTCTTTGGCTTTTATGTTTTCAACTAACTCACCCCCAATAGGGACTATTGTTTCAACTAAATTTAAAAATATTTTTAACATAATTTCTATTTTTTATATACGTTCCTTTCTAAATCTTCAATTCTTTTGTCTGTTTGGCTTTCAAACTTTTCAAACTCTCTGATTAAAAAATCCAATTTCTGATTAACAACCCTAGTGTCATCTTGTGATACTATTGGTTTAGGGAGTGTTTTTGCAACCTCTATTTCTGTTTTAAGCATTGCGTAAGATAAAGTCAACGAGACAACCATACCTACTGCCATTATTAAGGTTTTAAAATCAACTTGAAAATCGGGTTTCTTATCTCCATCCACATCCACATTCAACTTCGTCATTTCTTCTTTTTAAAATTTGTGTAACATATTGCAATTGCTTGATCTTTCGTTGCTTCTTTCATCATCTCGGGAATACATCGCATCATAAAATCTTTTTGCTTCTCGTTTGGTTTAGGCTTTGGTATAGGCATTTTAATATACTTTTAAGAGATTATCTTTTGTAAATAGTATAATCACATTACTTTAAGATAAAATCGCTTAGAAGTTATAATATTGAGTCCTAGCACCTTTGCGTTTCATCTTCAGCCTTTGCTTTCTATTTTTTTCCTCATTAACATAAGAGACGTGAATCCAATCGGGTTCATCATCTGTTCCTGCTTCCCAAATTAATTGATCGTAGCTTAAGTTTTCAGAAATATAGTTAAACAAATCAGCGTTTGACTTTTCTCCTAAAGTATCTAAGTCCAAGGCTTGTCCGAATCTGTGTTGGCTTGATTTACTCCCCCTTAAGGCAGTATTTAAAGCCTCACTTCTATACATACTATTTATTTTAATCGGATGTTCACACCATTCTCTTAAAGGCTGAAACACCTTCTCAGCAATAAGAATCATATTAACTAAATGATCTTCAGTTGGATCGTTCTTAATATTTAACCTTTTAGCCGTATCTGAATGCGTTGCCTCTCGGTAACTAATATTCTTACTGATCTTTGTTATCTTCTTTGATTTCTTCGTACTCTCCTGTTTCAAGGTTGATGTTAATTTTGCCATAGTTTTCTTCTATTGATTCAAATGTCATTTCTTGATGCTCTATTACATCATCTAATAAGTGAAGTAACTTGTGCTTTCTAGATTCTAAAGCACCTAAATCGTGAGCGATTGCGTTCTTTTTTTTCTCTTGCTCTTGTAATGTTTCTAGTTCTTTTTCTGTAATTTTCATAGCTTTTTTTCTTCAAAGATAATTAATCTTCCGAATCTACCCAATCGCCTACAATCACTAGGTTTAAATCCTCTGCTATAATAGTATAAACGTAATCATCATCAGCACCCCAAGCAGCGTATTGCTCACCACTTATCCCAAGGTTACCATTTGCTACTTGATAATTTTCTTCAGTTAGCAGTTGCCAATAAAAAGAGGCTGATTGTCCCAAGGTTACACTTGTCCCTTGTGCTTGTAATTTTACGGCAGTTTTGGTTGTACCATTCTGCCAAACGTCTATTGGTTCTATTTGTTTCATAATTTACTCTTGTTTAATTAATGTGGGTAACCCTTACCCTTCTAGTGTTTCAAGTCTAGTTATTAAATCTTCTATTATCGTTTGTTGTTCTTGGATTGCCGCAGTTAACAAAGGCACTATTTTGCTTTGATCAATACCTTGATATTTAGGTGTTCCATCTTCACTTAATGCATCCTTTTCTCCGCTGATGGCTTCGGGGATTATATCTTGTACTTCGTGTGCTAAAAAGCCGTCAACCGTTTTTTCTGCATCTGCTATGAAATTAAATCGGATAGGCTTTAATTGGTTAAGCCTAGATAAAGCGTCTGTAATGGGGGTTACGTTTTCCTTTAATCTATAATCTGAGTTAGTTTCATAGGAAGTAGATGATGCATTCATTATTATTTTACCAACAATAGTGCCACTAGAATTTTCATAAGCAGTAGCATAGTTTCCATCGGAGTCTGCTCTAAATCTTATCCCAAGTGTTTTATTTGTACCACCTAGTTTTATTGATAAAACTCCCGTTCCTATACTTGAGGTGGTGTTCATAAAAACTTGCCCCCCCGATGTGATGGTGAGTTTTGGTGTTCCTCCCACATCAAAAACGTAATTATTTGCATAAAAATAAAGTTCTTTATAAGCAGAATTACCTCTATCATAAACACCTATTTGTCCTCTTTGTAGATGGGATGTTGCATTATAAGCCATTTCAACACCTACACCCGTTGTAGGTGCGGCAGTATCACCTTTTACTCTTACATATTCAGAAAAATCAGCATTACCCCCCGATGAGATGGTGAGTGCATCTGTTCCTTCAAAATTAATGGTAAATTTATTAGTAGCACTTGAACCCCCCGCGTATGTTTTTAAGTTCGTTCTAATACTTCCATAACCCGTTCTATTTGCTCTAATTTGTAAAATAGAGGTTGGATCTGCTCCTTCAGTATAAACATCTAATAATTCTTCGGGCGAATCAGTTCCAATACCCACATTACCGTCATAATTCCAAGTCATTATTGTAGATGCTGCTCCACCATCTGCTATTTGTAAATAAGCATTATTACCATTTGAATTATATCCAAAGTTTGTGTAATAACTTGTACCACTTGATCCATAACTAAATCTTATTTTAGATGTGTAATCATTAGCGCCCATTAAATTTAATTGTTCACTAGGCGAATCAGTTCCAATACCCACATTACCCCCCGATGTGATGGTGAGTTTTGGAGAACCTCCCGTACCTAATATTAAATCTGAACCATTATTAACAATATATTCGTTTGATCCACTTGTAGCACCCCAAAACAATCCTTCGTTATCATCTAAAACAATACTTGAATCTAATGTTACTAATCCATTCGATGAGATGGTGAGTCTTGGAGTAGGCACATAATCATTGACTGAATTTCCGCCCGTTGAAAACACTAAACTACTTCCTTCTCCTTTTATTGATTGTAGATGCGCAACATTACTTCCGTCTCTTGGAAAAAATTGTAATTCCGCATCTCCACTTGTATTACTTGATTGTATTAGTAATATTGGATCAGATTTATAGATGTGTAAACTATTTGCTGATGGCGCTATTCCAATACCCACATTACCACTAAAAGTAGCAGCACCCGTAAAATCAAAACTTTGCCTAATATTCCCAATACCATCTGAAATGATAATGTTGCTAGATGATGTTGCTATTGTACTACCCGTATTAGAACCAATTATAACGTTATAAGAACCCGTTGTTATTGCAGAACCCGAATTGTAACCAATAGCAGTATTATTAGATGCAGAATAAGTTGATACCCCTTTTAATGAGTTTAACCCTATTGCAGTATTTTGAATACCCGTTGAATTATAAATTAAACTATTGTATCCTAAAGAAGTGTTTCCATAAGCAGTTGTTATATTGTATTGAGATAAGCCACCTATTGCAGTATTTTCATAACCCGTTGTGTCAGATTGTAATACTCTACTACCAATGGCAATATTATCACTTGCAGTAGTTCTTTTTAAAGTCTCAAGTCCAATGGCAACATTATTATTTCCACTTACATTAGTTGTCAAAGAATCTGATCCAATAGCCACATTACCAACACCCGTTGTATTTAAGGTAAGAACACTACTACCAAACCCCGTATTTTGCTGCCCCGTTGTCATTGATGATCCGCCACCAATAATATAATTAGTTGTATTAGAATTTGTGTTTGGCTGATATAAAGTAATTGAATGATCTGTTCCTATTGTTACAGTTTCATCACTTCTTAATTCATCTGTTGAATCGTTCCAAACTGCTATTTGATTTGCAGTAATTGGATCAATTTTGGTTACATCACCCCCTGCTGCAACGGCTGCTTCTACATAGGCAGTTGTGGCAACCTTTGTAGAATTATTACTAGGACTTTGAGTAGTCGCTATTGATCCATCGGGAAGTGTAACACCTGCGGTTGGAAAGGATAAAGTAATTGCTTGGCTTGATGCGCTTGTTTCTATTTGATTTGCCGTACCTGTAAAGGCTAATGTTTGACTATCTAAAGTAACTGAACCTGTGCCTGTACCACCCGAAAAATCTAATGTGTTTGAAAGATCATCATCTGCCCAACTTAAAGTTCCGTTTGCATCTGCTAGTTTTAAAATCTGTCCGCTTGTGCCTCTATCAGCAGGAAACGAAAAAGTATTAGCATCATTATTAAACTGAATCTGAGTTGTACTCATTGACAAAGGAGAACTATTCCCCAATCCATCAGTTAATTGTTGGATACTTGTGGTTAATGCGCTTTCAGTAGTTGCACCAATCGACAGAACACTTTTATAGGTAGATGCAATTGATTTATTCGTTAATACTGCCATTGTCTTTAAGTTTTGATAAAAACTGTTTTAATTTTTTAATGTTCTCTTTTTTCGGTTTGTAACTCAAAGCACCCATCCGTTAAAAGTTGCATCGTAACTTGGATAAATATCATCGTTCACATTCGAAGTGTACTCGGGAAATAAATTCTCGTTAAAACACATATAATCTATAAACCTCCTAGAGTACCACTCAGCGTGTGTTCTTGCTTTTTCTACTAGATAGTCCACTTCTGTTTTGTTAACAGTCTCAGCGTTCTCTGAGGTGTGTTTAAATACCCCTCCGTTCTTTACTTGGTAAGCAGCGAAGGGAAGATAATCTACTTGGGCAAACCAAATCAACATAGGCTGAATGTATTCGTTTAGAAGTGTCTTATAATCAGCATAAGGAGCAGTATCTATGTCTCCGTTTCCAACTATTAAAGTAAACTTATCGTAAAGTTTTGTACCTAGATAGTTTTGAATATTTATCTGTTGGCTGATTTTTATGAACTGAATAAATTTGTCAGTATCCACATTCCCATCGAGAATGCTATTTCTGATCAAATCGGTGCGATTTATGAATAAAACTGTTGCCATTATTTTTTCTTTTTCTTTTTAAAACCTCCCATTTTATCCCAATAGGCTTTTGTGAATCCTTTGTATTGCATATCGTTAGGGGCAACAGGTACTAGTTGCTCATTTACAGGCGCTCTAAAGCCTTTTGATCTTGCTTCCTTTGTGGTTACTTCGGTTCTCTTTTTAATGCCCTCTGTGAGCATATATGTCTTTCTAAACCACTTATGATGACACCTTGCACCGCCTTTATATAACCAAATAGAATAAGTTGCTGCACCCTTTACTCCAAACCCTGCATTAACAGGCTTATTCGTTAAAGCAATTATATCTTCTTTTCTGTATATTTTTTTAGTAGCAACCATTTTATCACAAAACTTTCTAGAGTCACCTTGAACTTTTAAAGGAGCGTATTGGTAACGAACTAAAAAAGTTAAGTCTTCATCTTGTTTAGTTCCTCCATCTTGCTCTGAATCTTTTGCCCAAGGATATGCTCTTCCTGTGCTTACTAAATTTGTTATTTTTTTAAGTAAAGATGGTTCATTTAACTCAGTTACTTGTTGATCTAAATCATCATCGTTATCATAATCAACTTCTGAAACATCTATTAAATCATACTTATCTAAAAGTTCATCTTCATCTTCCCCTAAAGAAAGAAATTCATCTAAGGCTTCATCGTGACTTTCACAAGGCATATAATAAGTAACCCCATCAACTTCGTGTTCGTGATAACCTTCGCATCCTATCTTTTTAGCTTCAGCTTCTGCTTCTTCGATTGTATCGTATGCAGTTTTGCCGTCTATTTGGGAACTCATTTCAATTCCCGTCTCTTCTTCTATTTCTTCTTTGTTTTGTAAATCTTTGTCAACCTCTGTAAATTCTAAAGGTTGCAAAGTTGTAAAGTATAGATTTAAAGAAATATCATTGTATGCTAGTATTTGATCAAATGAATCAATTAAAAGTTCTTGAAACGGACGGATTACTGTGTTGTCCATTAATAAACTTGCAGTCTTAATTTCTTCAGCGTTATTTCCTAAACCCGAGTTATCTTTTATTCCTAATAACATAGGGGAAACAATCCGATGAGCAACCATTATCTTTTGAGTTGCTTCTGTTGAAAGAAAAGAATAAACATTATGTGCATCACTTAATTGTATAGGTGTTACATCAGCAGCAGATTCTTTATCATTATTAAAACTTAATATAAATTTACCTGCGTTTGATGTTCCCGAAAACTTAGATGCAATTTTAGTTTCCAATAACTGCCTTTCTTCTTGGTTCGGAATCCCATTATTCATATTAATGAGCATATTTGGAGAAAATGAATTTCTTATATTATTGTAATGAAAATTCGAAATCTCTTCTTCAATCTCACAATATTGCAAACCCCCTTGATAATCGACAGGACTATAATAATAAAACCCTGCACGATATGGTTTAATATATAAAATCTCAATATTTTCTTTTGACATCCCAAATGCAGGTATTCTTAAAGGTGTGTCACTTGGTTTTATGTTTGTCCAATCCTTAAAATAGTAATAAGCAGGTACATCACCTTCTTCATTTGCCTTTTCTGCCCTTAAAGTTTCAATTGGAAAGTGTTCTACTTTGACAATCTTCTTTCTGTCTTTTGAGTAGATTATTTGAGCAGCACATTGTCCCATTAATTTTAAATCATAGGATAATTTTCTAACACAATCTTTTCCAAACATTGAAATCATTTGGGCATATTGATCGGGTTTTTTATTGGCATCTGTTGCGTTTAATCCTTTGCCATAAATAGATTGACTTATGCCGTTTACGGCTGCGTTGTTTGTGGGACTACCGTTATATCTATCAATTAAGAATTGAAAATAATTATTATCTTGTCCGTATTCAACCCAACTTTTATTCTTTACTTCTATTATTTCGGGGGATGTATAAGTGCTTAAATTAACAACTCCTATATTTGGTTGTTTTGTCACCCCAACAGGCAGACTTTTATTTCTTTTCATATTACGATATATTCATTGTTAAAGGAATCATCACTTGTAAATTGTCCCTCGTTTAATTTGTAGTAATCGTTAGCAACTTGATTAATAGTTTGATCTGTACAGAAAATTCTATCCTTAAAAATTACATCTGTTCCCGATACTAATTTGAAATCATAAAAGTGATTAGAAACCAAAACAGGCGAAAAGGTATTCTGAAAAGTAACATAGTTCCCCGATACACTTGCACCCGTAATTGTATAATTAACACTAACGTTTGTTGAATCATCTCTTATAGTCATAGTAAAAGTTGTTAACGTATAATCTCTAGGTATTACATAGAATGTTTGTGCCGTTGCGGATGTTGTTGCTATAACCATATTTAAGTAACGTATTTTTTTATCTATTTTGTTTTATGATCCACACCCAACACAATCAATTTCTGAATTAGAAGGTTTAGCACCGTTTATTTTCATTTTAATATTATGTATTTTATCCTTTATTTCCATGTCTGAAAACATATTGCCCGTTAATTGATTTTCTAGAGTTTTAATTTGAGAGTACAGTTCGTTCATTTATAAATTAATTAGAGGTAAAAAGTAAATTAGACAAAAAAAAAGCACCCCCTATAAAGAGATGCTTTTAAAATAAATTAGTAAAAATTAAGGGGTAGGATTGATAGGAGAGGCTGCTGCCGTTACTCCTGCTCCCGACTGTACAAAGTACGGTGCGGTTTCTTCCATTCCTTCTAGCACCATAGTGAATCCCGAGAGATCACCTGCGGCTGCTCCTGTTACAATAGTTCCACCTGTTAATTCCATTCCGTTTTCATAACCACACAAGAACAAATGTCCGTAGTAATCTTGAACAACTATCACAGGTCTTCCTGCTGCGATTAATTGAACTTGATTTTTAGTTAAGTTATCTAAGAATGTTAAAGTAAGGTTTAGCGTTTGAGTGTAGAAAGTAGTTCCATTTTCTCTAGAACTAGTAATTGTAGTTTCTAAGCTAGAATTACCTTTTACCTCATACTCATACCAAACAGGGGAATCAGTAAATGCAGTTACCTCGTTTAAGGTAGCAGGGTCTGTTCCTTCGATTGTTGCCTCAACAGGGAACTCAGCAAAAAATACTGATTTAATTCCTCCGAAGGCACTTTTACAGGGAAGTACTCTTCCCGATGTTACGTTACAAGCCATGTTTTTTTTTGTTTAAATAAAAAAGGGTAGATAGACTTTTACCACCTACCCTTCTTTATGGTTAAAATTAATTAAGAGTATAGAACGATGTCAGAACCAATTCCGTACTGTACGGCTGCTGCAAAGCGCATGATAAGTCTCACATTTTGGCTGCCATTTAAATCCCTCATGTCTAGGAGGCGAACCTCGTTTTGGTCGCTAAGTAGAGAAGTTCCGAAATATAGATTAGACTTCTCAGCAGCTACCGCAGTGTTATTTGCTAATCCATTAGCAACAAATAAAGGAATACCACCGAAAGATAAAGGTGCGCCATTCTGATACCACAATGCTCCTCTGTTGTCAATACCACTTCCTAATGCACCCATTGCACCAACATAAGCCTTGGCAATGTTTTGTGATACATAGATGTGTAAATCTTCCTTACCGAACAAAGTAGCAGGAATAGCATCAACTATTTTCTGCATTTCAGCAACTACGTTCCCGACAACAACTGCACCTGCAGCTACATCAATTACATCAGCGTCAGCCGTCATAAGAGTTGTAAAGCCGTCAAACTCACCTGCGTTTGCGTTTACTCCACTCCAAATGTTAGATTCTGTTTTAGCAGCTACCTCAGCAGCAAATTGTCCAATAATAAAATCGGAGAATTTAGGAGGTAATTGATCAAAAGCAGAATATCCCATTTGAGCAGCCTCCCAATCAGATTGGAAAGGTGTGAGACACATTTCTTGATTTACTTGGAAATATTCGGGTTGAATAATTCTTTCAGTTAATGTAACTGATCCTGCACTTGTAAAATCACAAGTTGCATCTACTACCAAACCACTAGTTGCTACCTTCTTGATAACTTCTTTGTATTTGATATTTGGTTTTACTTCGATACCACCGTTTGCGATGGTGTTTCCACTCAAAAGGGCAGCAG